GTACTTCTACGACCATATACCTCTTGAAGTATATATCGTGCTAATTCGATGGCAAAGAATTTATCTTCAGGTCTATGTTCATAATCTTGTGATAAATCAATACAAGGTCTCCCCTGTTCATTTAATTTGATTTCATATTCAATATTATACATATATGTTTTAATCTTGAGTACCACAAATATATAACAATCTTTTGAGATTAAAATGTTTTTTTAAAAAAAGTTTTTAGTATTTATATCAAAATACTATTATGGCATTAATTACAACAGTAGATAAAAATAAATTATATCTTAGAGTTAAACATACATTAGGGTATCCATTACGACCATTTGAAATTAAAGATGAAATGCTAGATTCATATCTTGAAATGGTTGTTGAAGACTATTCTGCATTAGTTAATACTTGGTTAATAGAACAGCAATGGATTGGATTAGAAGGTCTTAGTAAAGAAAATAGTGATTTTCTTAGTGCTTTTACTACTAAACCAAATACTTATATGGAAAGTTTTACATATGCTTATTCAAAACAAGTTGGTTTAGGAACTAATGCTCCAGCAGCTACTGGTTGGGAACTTAAAAGAGATTTTATTATTACTAGTGGACATACACAACATTATATTATTCCTAAAAATCGTGAAGTAAATGAAGTATTGTGGGAAACACCACCAGAAATTGATGGCGGTTTAGTTGACCCATTTGCATTAAATGCATGGAGTGCTGGTATGATGGGAATGTCGTATTTAGGTAGACCTGCATTATACGTTCAACCTACGTTTTCAACACTTTTATCTGCACAAGACCGTAGAATGAAACAAAGAGTATTACAATCAATATTAACATATCGTATTACTGGTTTAGCAACAGGTGAAAAAATGTTACATTTATATCCAATACCAGATAGTCGTTATGAAATTGGTTCTGTATGGGGAAAACATTATGCAGGTCGAAAGGTTTGGTATTGGTATTATGATACAAATAAAGAAGGTAGAGATAAATGTTTAGAAGAAAATAACGATGTTATTAAACTTCCATCAGACCCACCAACAAAAGTATTACAATGGAGTAATATGAATGATATCGCACAACAACAAATAAGAAATTTATTGATAGCTCAAGTAAAAATAGTTATTGGTGGAATTCGTGGATTTTATACGGGTTCGATAGGAGTTACAGAAAAAGAACTTACAATGGATTATCGTCATTTATTAGATGAAGGTATTAAGTTAAAAGAAGATACAGAAAAACTTATTTTAGACCAATTAGAATATTTAAGTCAAGAAAATATGACTAAAATTCGTGCAGATATTGCTGAAAATGTTAACAATGCTATGAAATTCCAACCTCCAAAATTTCCAATTATCTCGATATAAACAAGTTATGTTGAAGAAATTATAGAATTAATTTGATTAGAGATTAGTTTTATATTTTCTTCAATATTTTTTAAAAATTCTTTTTCATTTATTCTTATAATATGACAATTATGCATTTCCTTAAGATAATTTTCTTTAATTAAATCACGTTCTTTTTGTCGTTTAGCATTATGATGTTTTTCATCCCATTCAATACATATATTATATTTCGCAATAAAACCATCAACCCAATATCTTATAAATTTCTTTTCACCACCATTTAATGCATGTTGAATTTCTATCCCTAATTTTTCTGATAATAAATCTAAATATATTATTGAATTAGGATTATATTTTGGGGCATGTTTTAACCATAATTCGCCATATCTCTCAATCATGGTTGCTGCAATTTTTTCGGAAACCCTTTTATTTTGTGTAGCATATTCAACACCATATTTTTTCAAATAATAAATTTTCATTTTATTTTTATATTCTTCAGTTTTTGTGTGATGGTCAACACCATATTTAATTAAACAAGTTTTTTTTGATTTTTTTTTAAATTCATTTGTTGATAAAAACCATTCAGTATTATACTTTTCCAAATTTCTTTTTTTTGTTTCATTTTTTGATTTTTCTGTTTTATTATATGAATCCATACCATATCTTCTAATATTAGTTTGAATTCTTTTATTATGAAATTCTTTTGTTTTTGAAAAATGGTCAACACCATATTTTTTTAAATTAGTTTGTTTTGTTTTATTTTTGCATTCATCCGTTTGATTATACCATTTTCCATTTTTATATAATTTATTTTTTATTTTTTTCTTAATTTCGTTTGATTTTGATGGATTATCTACACCAAATGTATTTAAACAAGTTTGTTTTATTTTATCTTTATGTTGTTCTGATTTATTTAAACAATTAATTGAACAATATTTGTGATATCCAATATTATATTTTTTTAAATGTAATATTTTGTTACAAGATATACATTTAGGGTTTTCAAATAAATTATTAATGTAATTATATAATAATTCATGCCAACTATTTGAATTAGAGAATTCAATAATTTTATTGTATAGGTCAGGAAAATTATTTTTTATGTGTATTTCTCTTGTTTTATATCCAGATTTATTATTGGTTTCTAAATATACTTTTAATTCTTCACTTTCCATTTTTCATATCATTTTCAAGCAAAATTCTTATTCTTTTGGATAGACAATATCCATTATCTTTTACAAATTTTAAATATTGTTCTTTTAAACCAATACTTAATCTAATATTAAGAACATCATTTTTATCTTTATCGTATCTCATAGCTTTGTATTTTAAATTAATTACAAATATAAATACTTTAAAGTTAATAAACAACAGTATTTATATAAAAATAATTAATATTATTAATGAAAAAGAAAAAACAAATAGTTGACCTTGAATCTCAGCGATATGGATTATTTGTAACTCAAAGTTCAATTGATTTAGATATTATGTATGGTAGACAATTTTTAGAAACTGATAATGCGCAAGAAGTTATTTTGCATAGAATTAACTTAATAGAAACCAAAACACATAATTTATATGGTCAAACCAAAGCAAATGATAAAAAGTTTATGTCACCAGTTAGATTAAAAGTTATGGTTACTATCGAAGAAGGTAAACAGGAAAATTATGGTAATAATCCAAGTGGTATTGCTCGTGATAATACTGGTAATATTAGTTTTGGTGTATATCTTAAAGAACTTGAAGAAAAACAAGTAGAAATCAATAGAGGTGATATTATTGAATATAATATGAGTGGTGAAAAGAATAGATATTATGAAGTTGAAAGTGCAAATAATGTTACAGATGAAACAAAAAAAACAATTGGAGGATTTTTTCCATATTGGAAAAGAGTAACTGGTGTTCCGGTAATTTCTGATACAATCAAATTTTTTGAGGGTGGTGAAAAAGGTACTTCTATTGTTTAAGATAAATGAAACAAAAGGAAATTAATTACGTATTTATATAAAAATTAATATAATGGCAAATAATAAACAAAGACTTTTTGAAGTCATGCATAAAGTTAATCCCGAATTTAAATTAAATGAGGAACTTTTAACAGTATCTAATAGTGAATCAGTAAATGAGGAACTTGCAGTAGCATCTGATGGTGGATATTATAATAAACCAGAACAAAAAATTATTGTTTCAAGTCAAGAAAGTGAAAAAATAAAACAAATTACTGATGCAATGTATAATGATTTATTCACTGGAGAAGGTACAACTGTTGTTGGTGCTAATGATAAGTTAAAATTACAGATTATTAATGATTTAAGAAGTAGTGGTATTCAAATGGAGAATGATAGCGAAGAAGGCACTGATTATTTCTGGATTACCAATGAAAAAGATTTGGAATTAGCTAAAGATGAATTTAACTTAATTGTGAGTAATTTATATGATAAAGTACAAGATAAACCAATTAATGAAGTAGCACGAGGTGTTAATCCAAAATATACACATTTTGCTGTTTTGAAATCAAATAATAAAATTTTAAATGGATGGGATTATCATGGTTATGATTCAGAAGAACTTAAAGCAGATAAAAGACATTATTTTTATGATGATATTAAAGATATGCAAATTGACCCTAAAATTACTAAAGTAGTTACAACAAAATATTTACAAAAATTGGGAATTGACCCATTTAATTTTGATAATTGGAATAAAGACCAAAGCATATTTACACTTGAAAGCGTAAAGAGATAATTATTAATAAATAAGGGAATTAAACTTCTTTATTTGATTTTTTAAAGTGTTTATTTTTTATTTTTTCAAGTTCTTCACAAAGTTTTTTATGTTGTTCTTTTGATTGAATACCTAAATCATCACCATATTCTGAAAATATTGAAAATGTGAATAATATATATTCTTTTTCTTTATCTGATAAATAAATTCCCTTTTTTGAAAATTGATATAATGCCAAAGCAAGTAATAGAATTATTACTATTAAGAATCCTATTAATATGTACAATATTGTCATTCAATATAATTATAATTATTAAATTTAGGATTATTTGATTTTAAACGATAAAGTATTGTTGGTATTGGTATACTTAGTTTATTGTGAGCATCACCAAGTGAAAAATATTCTATATTATCTATTTTAAATTTTATATTTTGTGTTCCATTATATTTACCTTTTCGTTGTACGGACATTATTTTTTTGGTATTTTCACTATGTTTTTTATTATAAAACGGATTGTTTTCACCTTTTCTTGGTAAACATTTAATACAATATTTATTTTCTGGTGCAATTTGCTTACCGCATAAACAATAGTTAATTGATGACCCGCCTTTCCAATTCGGATTTTTTTCCATTGGTCTTGAGAATTTTCTTTTTCTTTCTTCCGGTGACATATTTTCTATGTTTTTATTAATTTTAAATTTAATTTTATTAATAATTGCCGTTTTATTGGGGTGATTGGTTAAATTATCACCACCGTTTGCTTGTTTACCAATGTTATATTCAGGATTTATATTTAAATATTTTTGTTCAACAATTAATAATTTATCAATTTCACATTCTTCAATAATTTCAAAAATAAATTTTTCCTCACCATATTTATTCCATGCTCTTTGTAAATATATGTTTTCATGTCTATTATGTTTTAGTGCTGATTTATGTAAAACCCATCTTCTTTTAATATTTTTTGCCGAACCATAATAACATTTATTATTAATAATATTTTTAATTCTATATATTCCAATCATAATATTTTATTTAATATAAATACTATGAAAATCAAAATATAAATGGTAATCCTACTATTTTTTTAATCCAGTAAATAATTCCATTTTTATTGCAGGATGTGATTCATAGTTAATCAAATCAAAATCATTAATAGTTAAATTTAAAATATCATTTAAAGAATTCAATTCTTTATTTATTAACATTTGTGGAAGTTTATATGGTTTTTTTAACAATTGCTTTTTAAGTGCTTCAATATGATTCACATATATATGAGTATCACCACCAATCCAATTTGCAATTCCGAGAATCATATTACATGATTTAGCAAAAATCATTAATAATAATGACATTGAAGCTAAATTAAAACTCACGCCAAGTCCAACGTCACATGAACGTTGGTACATATTTAAATCAAGATAAAATTTAGGAATATTCCAACCAGTATTGTCAATTACGTTCATATATTCAGGTATTCCTTTCCAACCATGTGCATCAATAAGTAATGGAAATTTATTATTATTTACAGCATAATAATATGCTAAATCTCTTCTTTCTTTAAAACTTAATGGTCTTACAATAAATTGATAAAGTAAATGACATGGTGGAAGTGCCATATCTTTAAAATCAGCCTTATTCCAGCCATTAATAATATGATAACGACTGTATGGATTTGTTTTAAGACCATCTAATACATCTTTTATTTGGTCGACACCGTTTTGATTACGCCATTGATAACCATAAACTTTACCAAGGTCACCTAATTTATATATAGAATCCCATTCGCCCTCATAAAATTTATCAAGATTTTTGTTTTTTATTGCTTCAATAAATTTATCAATATTATCATATTTTGGTTCAAATCCTCTGTCTTTAGCTTGTTTTAAATACCATCTATAAGCATCAGAATTCCAGATATTTACATTATTATCGACAAGATATTTTATGTTTGTATCTCCATGTAAAAACCATAAAAGCTCGTGTACAATGCCCTTCCAATACATTTTTTTTGTGGTAAGCAGTGGAAAACCATCTTGTAAATCCATTCTAATTACAGCATGAGATATACCAATCGTATTTGGCATATTTGCTCTACCACTTTCTTTCTCGACACCATTGTCGAGAATATCTTCAAGTAAATTTAAATATTCTTCCATAATTTAATTATTTTTCGATAATTTACCAAATGCATTATTATTAATTTTCATTTTTCCTTCAGCAATTAATTGTTGTTTTGCTTTATCAAGAACCATACAACAAATATTTCCTTTATTTTCATTATGATATTTAATAAATTCCTTACGAATTTTAGTTGTAGTTAAAGCAATTATTTCTCTTGCTTCTTTACGATATTGTAAAGCAATTTCATTATTAATTACTTTTCTACATTCTTTAATTAGTATTGTTTTTTCTAAATCCTTAATTAATTTACGGTAGATTTTCATTTTATTATTATATCTTTTTGTCCAAATTTTATCCTTTTGAAAAGCAATTAATTCCTTTGATTTATTATATATTGTTGATGATATTCTATATTCAGGAGTTAACTGTTTTTTTAATAATTCTTTATATAATTCATTTTTTTGACCATCAGTTAAGCCAACATTATCTTTAGGTTCTGAATATAAAATATATATTGGATTTGAATTATTCTTCGAATCAATATATATTTTAACAATCAATGTTATTGTTTTTAAAATTTTAATCAATTCTTTTATTGTTGTTTTTCCTTCAACAGTATATACTATATTAAAAACACCATTTGTTTTATCAAGCACTGGTGGGGTTTTAACTAATTCTGGATTAATTTTTTGAATATGAACTTGAACATTCGAACCATCATCTAATTTAAATTCACCGATTAATGATATTGTTGATTCATCGTTTGAATTAAAATATTGATAATCGAAGCCATCAATATTTGTGAAATCCATGACTTCATCAAGTTCCTTATTAATTATTTCAATTAATGTAAAATAATCAGTTTTCATAATTTTTATTGATGTTTAAAAACCTGTACTCCCAAAACCACCTACACCTCTTTTTGTGCTAACTTCAAATTCATCAATTAAATTTAATTCAATTGTTTCATATTTTGAAATTATCATTTGACCAATTCT